ATTCAGTTGAAAGGTCAATTATGACTGGCTTGAAATTAGGTATAAAACTGTTTGAAGCATTCACATCATTTTGAATGATTGTTTGCGAACCATATGCAACATTTAGTGTTATTTCCGTGCGGTTTTGTGCTGCATTGTAAGTAAATGAAACAACGGTTGCATCGCTTAAAAAATCGAATAAACATTGTTCATTTTCAAATATGCCACTATCAGCCAAAACACGGGTTTTAAATGCAGCAACAATTGTCGGGCCGGTATTATCTCCAAAGTTTACACTTTGCCCAGTTTGCAAGAAGTCACGCCAATCGTTTTGGATATAAAACACATTGCCCGCACCGCCAATTATTCCCGCATATAGGCCAACATAGTTTTTGCCGTACAATCGAACACGGTAATCATGGTCTGATAAACTATAAAATTGTGATTCAAAAATTTTTTCACTCATCGTTTAAATGCTGCTTCTCTTTCTTGTACAAGTATAATGTCACGCCCAGATATCTTTGTTTCGAGTTGCATCATATAACCGGGTGAACCGTTTTGGTTGTTGAAATTTACACCGCCACCGCCAACGCCGGTATCCGTTACGCCGCCGCCGGTGTCTATTCCTTTTTTGCTCAAATTGGATATTGCCGCACCCGCCGCAACCAATGCAACACCGCCAATAATTGCCGCGGCCGGGTTCATTGTTGCAATTGATGTTTGTAACAATGTTTGTGCAATACCCATTGCAATCATTGCTTCACCAAATTGGCCCATAAACTTACCAATTGAATCAAGTAACCCCCGCCCAAAGTCTTGTATTGTCATGTCACCGCCGGACATTACATCCCCCAAAAATTGACCAAAAGACACCAAACCTTCCGTTGCTAAATCTTTCAGCCCACTTGATAATGCTGCACCCATTTCACGGCCCATTTGTTCAAATATGTGAACGCCTTCCTTACCAAAATTTGCCAAACTTGCTTTTGCCCCTTCAACATTTACAACCGGTTCAATTTGGGTTTCGCTTATTTTTTTAATGCCGGATTGTATTTCAAAAAGTTCTCCTTTTAATTTACCCAGCCCCTTTTTTTGTTGTTTTTCTGTAAGGTCTTTTTCACCCGGCCCGGTTTTGATTGGCGGTTTGTTTGTGTTTGTGTCCGTGTCTGTGTTTGTTAATTTGTTGACCTTTTCTTTTACACCTTCAAACGCTTCGCCAAGTGTTTCAACTTCTTTTGTGTATCCTTTTGTTTCAACTTTTAAGCCTTCAAGACTTTGGGCCATTGTTTCAAATGGGTTTGTAATTGCACCGCTTTTTTCAATTTCTTTTTGAACACCAACAACGGGCTTTATCAATTCTTTGCCCATATATTCGGCAACCCGGTTTATGCCGTTTATTAGTAGGGAAATAGGGTTGTATTTTAAAAACGCCTGACCCATCATTTGCAAACCTTTCACAAACCAATCTGTGTTTTGCCAAATATCTATTAAATAATTTATCCCTTTGATAAATAAAGATGTTGGGTTGTATCTAATAAAGAACGCCGCCATGTCTATGATTGCATTTCTCCACCACCCTACGTCCGAAAACCTTTCTGTCAAAGCATCCCAATTTCGCACCACATAGACTATCGCAGCGGTAAGCCCAGCAACTACTAAAATAATCCCTGCAATAGTAAGATTTAACGGTGTCATTGCAGCCATTACAGCCCCAATAATAAACACCAAAGGCCCAATGCCCGCCACCAACGCTGCAATCACAACAATTGTTGTTTTTGCTCCTTCTGATAAGTTTGAAAACTTCATTGCAATTTCTGAAATAAAGTTTGCCGCGGCACTAACCGCCGGTGCCATAACTTCGCCAAATGAAATCCCCAAACCTTCCGTTGCGGATTTCAAACGCATCATTGACCCTTCAAGGGTGTCATCCATTATCGTGGCCATCTCTTTGGCCACATTTGTTTGCGTTTTGTAGGCTTGCGTCAATGGATCAATTTGTCCAGCCCCATCCGCCAAAATTAATAATGCCGCTTTTGCACGGTCTCCCACTTCACCTTGTGCATCTGCAAGATTTAACCCGGTTGCGGCCAATTCTTTCAATGCAACGTTTGTGGGTTTCCCGCTTGCTCCTATTTCAGATATTATTTTCTTTAGTGCTGTACCCGCTTGTGACCCTTTAATGCCGTTGTTAGCTAATACACTCAGCATTGCACTTGTTTCTTCAAGTGAAACGCCTGCCGCTTTTGCAATCGGTGCAACATATTTCATTGATTCGGCGAATGAATCAAGATCCAGTGCCGATGATGAAAATGAGTTTGCCATTACATCCGTTAAATGCACCATTTCGGTTGCATCCAAACCAAATGCCCGCAATGTTGCCCCCGCAATTTCAGCACTTCTTGCTAAATCTTCACCAGTTGCAAGTGCAAGATCTAAAGTTGCCCCCGTTATTTTCTGAATTTCATCAGAAGAAAACCCAAGTTTTGAATAGTTCAACATCAAATCAGAAACTTCCGATGCTGCAAACCTTGTTGAAATCCCAAGGTCTTTTGCTGTTTGTGTTAATGCTTCAAAATCTTTGCCCGTTGCACCGCTTATTGCTTGCACCTTTGCCATTGATTGCTCAAAATCTGCAAACGTTTTGATAGCTAACCCACCTAAACCGACAATTGGTGCGGTCAATGACATCGACATTGATTTGCCGATGGATTTCATTTTCGCTCCGGTCTTTTGAAGCGATCTTGAAAGGTTTTGCGAAGACGTTGAAAACGCCTTCATGTCCCACCCTATGCGTAAATTTACACTTTTTTTTGCCATTATTATTTAAACCATTTGGGCTTTTGTTTTTTCAGTTTTTCGATTTCTTGTTTAGTCCATTTATTACCCCTCGTGCCTTTTTTAGTATCTGTTTGCTCCCAATCAAACACCATCAAATCATTTGGGATTTTCATTTTTTTATTTCCCGCCGCTTTTAATGACACAAAAGAAATAAAACGTGCTGTTTCCCAGGAGACACGTTCATTGATTTGTTGGTTTATTTTGTACCCAACAAACGCATCTTTAATCTCAACCAGTGAGTAATCATTTAAGGATAAGGGGCTTTGATTCAACACGCCCAATACAAAACCCCTTATCCAATTAATCAACGGTTGGTTTACTTTTTTGCTTCGCCCTTCATCACGTTCATTGCTGCCATATCGTGTGACATTGCATCCGTGAACACATTTAACAAGGACATATCTTCGTCAATTGCATCAATGATGAAATCTTTTGTGATTTTTTCACCCGCCGACTTCATACCACAATATGCGATATCAACCACGTCTGCCATTTTAATGTTGTCACCCAATTCAGCAATTGGTTGCCCCGTTTCTTTTTCAAACAATAAAATTGCTTTGAATCCGAATTTAAATTTGTACTCTTTGTTTTTAATTTTAATCATAATTTTATATAAAAAAAGGAGTGGGTAAACCCCACCCCTTTGTTATGTACTAACTAAATAAACTGCCCCCTAAACAGTTGCTTTTGTCACTGCACCCGTTCCCTCGAATGATACAGAAAATGTGCTTGATTCTTCAAGCCCGTCAGTTCTTTCTAATGAAGTGATATAACAACCACCCGAGTATTCAACATCACCAGCCACGTCTGTGGTCCATGTCACAGTCACTTGCGATCTCAATGCAAACGCATCAAAAAGGTCCTCAAACCCGTATGTTGCATCTTCTGCAAAAAAACCTTCAGCTGAACCGCTAAACGACTTTTGCCCTTCTAAATTCTCTCTCCACCCCGCCGAGTCTTTACTGCTCGCATCGCGTGTTGAATGGTCAAATGTTAAACTATTTGATGTCAGGTGTGCTACTGTCACGCCACCTACTTGTATTTTTGCTAATGTTCCATTAAGGATTCCAGTGCTTGCCATAATTTTTTATTTTTATTAATGCAAACTTAATCGTTTGCCTTTTTTCTTTTTGTAACTTTTTTAACTTTTGGCTTTTCTTCGTTGTCCATTGCTATTTGAACGATGTGTTCAACTTCCTCTTCCGGTGTATACCCATCAAAGTTTTTTGCAACCCCCAATTCAATGAGTTCTTTGCCCAGTTTGTTAGATACCCTCATTTGCGTTCCTTCCGGCAGTACCCTTGTCACTACCGCATAATCTTGTGTCAATTCTATTTTCATAAATTTAATGTTTTTGCTTTTTTGTCAATGTATTTTTTTAGTTGCGAACTTGCTTGATTGTAAACCATTTCGCCAGTTTGTGAAAACGTTTTTTGAATAAAATTTTTGCCGCCCGTTGGGTTTGATTTGTGCTTCCCAATACCTAAATCAACCCAAAACGCATAAAACCCATCATACTTTTTTGCTCCTTTGCCGTACCTTGGGCCAACTAACACGTTTGGATATTTTTTTGACGGTGATGTTTTTATTGCAATAGACTTTTTTAAGTTGCCAGGATAGTACAAATTATCACCAACAATAATGGCATTGTCCGATTCCGGAGCGTTTTGTTTCATTTTGGCATTCATTGGCTTTGCTTGCCTTCTCAATATTTTTAATATTTCGCGGCGTTTTATTTTATCACTGCTCAATGATTTTATTTCATTTGAAACCGCTTCAATGCCCTCTATTTTGAACTCTTGCTTCAAAGTTTTTTTATTGCTGTTAAAAACAAACCTTCACGGTCCAATTCTTGAATTTCTATAATATCATAATATGCACCGTTATACACAACCCGCATTGCTTCCGTGATGCCATCAAAGAACCGTATTTTAAAACGAACTTTGTTTGTGGCCGTTATTTGATCCGCTTCAACCTTTTCATTGCCACCACCTTTTTTAATTGATGCAAATGTTGTGTGGAATACAGACCAACTTGATGTATATTCTCCAATGCTATTATTTGAAAATGTTTGGTTTTCAATTACTATTTTCCGATCCAGTCGGCCGATATTCATCATATTTCTGTCCGTTGGCTAATTAATGAAATTTGATATTGCGTCCCCCGGCTTAATTGTTTAACGCTCCCAATGATTTCATTTTGTCGCATCTCAAACATATCTGAAACCATCATCCGCAACGCTTGTTTTACCATTGCATCAGTATTTGCAAGTGTTACAATTTCCACTTCAATTGGCCAATCACGATCATTCAAACTTGGGGCATTGTCTAATATTTCAATGTATGAATACAACCCATTGTTCCAAATGTATTTTGATGTATCGAGCAATGTGCGAACGTTTGCACTGTCATAGTAATATATTGCAATAGTGTCAACCGGTGCAACATCAACGCGGAAATCTTGCCATTCGTCCATGTAGCCAATTACAGCCCCCTTTACAAGTACCGCTGCTTCATTGTACAACATCACGTGTGCTGATGATATGTAATCATTTATAAGGTCATCAAACGATGAATCTAAAATGTTCAAATGTCGTTTAGCTTCGTCTAATGTCAAAGCCCATTCACCCGCCGGTGTATAGCTTGTTATTTTTTTATTTCTTATCATCACGCAAAAAAAAAGGGATGGGCAAACCCCACCCCTTTATATATATAAAATTAAAGTTTAAAAATTATCCAAAAGTTCCTACGCTGATGGCTGCATCTTGTACAAGTGCTGCATCCCAATAAGAGTTTAGAATAAGTCTGTTTGTTCCTTTTATTGCTTGTGTGTAAGGATCCATAAGGATTTCAACACCACCAAACTGTGCAATTTGAACCTTGCTGAAATCTCCATAATAAACGGCTGGGTTTGTAATGTCTGCA